TAGCCTCAGATAAACTCTTATATATATATAGACTTGCGTCAAGTATATGTCTTGTAGCAACATTTGAGTTAAGTGCTGCCATTTTTTGTAGACCAACTAATGAATTAGGGTCAGGCATACTTCCGTCTCTAGCCTCATTAAGACCTGTAACCGTTCTTATTTGATTAAGGTAGTGGTTATAGTTTGTTAGTAGCATCTGTGTCTTAGACGCTCCCGAAGAGGACTGCAGCTCCTTAATAGGAACCTTACCTTGGTTGAAGTCTCCATCCTGTGTGTAGCTTCTTCCTATCACACTACCTGTTTGGAAGTATAATCTTAACGCATCCTCAGGATTATAAGCTGCACCTGTTCCTAGGTCAACTTCGTTTAATCCGTCAGCGTCAATAAATACACCATCAGGCACAACCCTAGATATAACTTGCTGTAACTTTAAGTGTGTTATTTGAATTAGGTCAGCGAATGGTATCATTCTTCTAACTAAAGACTCAATATTTCCCTTGTACATTCTAGGTGCAGCACATACATAGTTAGGTATTGCGTATTGAGTAGCTGACTGTGGTCTAACCATATTCTCCATCATCTTCCATTGAAGTAATATATTGGTCCCCATAACCATAACACCCTCATACCATACATCAATAGTCTTAGACTCCTTAGTAAAGTTACCCTCTTCCTGCATCTCTAAAGGTGGGTTAAAGGAGTCATCCTTTTCAATCATACTTACGTTACCATTGTCCTTAACCTTTCTCTTATATACTACCTTCTTTGTAGTCTTGTAGTTAAAGTACATTAACGTTGCCGTGTCCTTATAGAATATATCGTTCTGATAAGCCTGTGCATTATTATAGTAACTATACCAACTCTGTGCATAGTTAGAAATTTCTTCTAGGTCCTCATTATTTAATGACGGGTCTATTTTAACTAGCTCAGTTATTGGAACGGTTTTAATCTCCCCCCAATAGAAGCAGTCCCTAAAGTTAGGGTCCTCGGTATAGCTATATACAATATTTGCAGGGTCTACATACTTAATGCTGACACCATCCCCCATAAGGAATTCGTGTTTAGCACAGGCAATACCCAATACAGTCATATCATAGTCTAGCCTCTTTCTAATTTCTTCGTATCTGTTTGACTCGAACAATGTACTAATAGCCTCTTCCTCTGCTATCTCAATAGCTGGCTTATAGTTTAGCTGCATATACAGCTTAAGCTCTTCGTCTGAATTTGGTAACTCATCAGGGTTAACAGTGAAAGGGTTAACGCCCGTTTTTTTCTGTATAGTCTCTAGTAAAGGTTTTGAAATCATTTGACCCTCTACCATCTGTTGGTACTTGCTTCTTTTAGACTGAGACATAGCATCCTGTGCAAAAGCCTTAGGGACAAATTCCCTAGCCTGCATACCGTTTACAACTATATCGACGAACTTAGGAAGAATAGGTACTGGTGTCCAATCTAAATTTAAATATGATAGGTCACCGTCAATTGCTAATTCATTTTTATACTTTCCTACAGATTGCTCTCCTCTTGCGTAAAGTCTTAGCCTATGGAAGTCTTCCCATTGACTGTAAAACCTACATCCGTTTCCATCTTTTTTAAACCACTCATACTGAATGGCTTGCCCGATTTGTAAACCGAACTCATCAGACGCTTTCTTGCTATCTGAAACAAATTGACTTGGGAACCCTGTAGATGATATGTTTATGTCTACTTTCTTCATCTAATAATTTCGCTATTTGTACCTTTGTTACTATACCTCGCAAAGTTAAGCTTTATTTTGGAAACATTTTGCTGCGGTGTGTACAGGTGTTTTTGTGTTGCCATTATAGCTAAACCAGACGATATACTTGCATCAAACTTAGTTCTATTGCTTATATCAAACTTTGCCCAATCCTCTAACGTTCTTGTAAATACACAGTCGCCCATCTCGTCTTCATTTTTAAATCCTATATGCTCCTCTATGTAAGACTCTATTGCGGCGGCGTGAGCCTGTTTAACGTCCTCACTTGAGTTTGGTATACCACCTAGTTCTCTCTCGGTCTTAGATAGCTTGTTATAGTGCTTGTCGGGTCTGTTCATACAAAACCCACGATACCCTCTATTCTTAAAGTGATACAGAAGTCGGGGCTTATTATTCTCTATTAGTATAGGCATCCCATAAAAAACACACGCCTTTAGGACATCCTCAAAAAATATCTCAGCCGTCTGCGGTCTAGCTATGTACTCTAGAAAAAATTCATTTACAGGACCCTTGTCTATATGGAACATTGTCTTCCCGTGTAGTGCACCATTAGAACCGCCACCGCCAACAACACCCGAGATGTCGTAACTGTCACAACCAAAAGCCCCCATATGCTTATTTCCCGGATACTTAACCCCATTCTTAGATTCCACGTTATTGTGTATTCCCTTTTCAGGGGTCCACGATATGTAAAACCTTCCCCTAGTGTCGGGATTAAACATCACCTCAGTATCCTTTGCGCCATTCTTCCAACTTAGGTTACCACGAGTTAGGTGGTGGTCCATAATTATTGAGTCGTTGTAGTCTATCTGTTGATATATCTTAGTTAGGTTAAATATAGACTGCTTGCTCTCATCCCTAAATGCGTGTGACTCAGTCCTAGGAAACTGACGGTAGTACTCGTTTAATGCGTCAGGGTCGTTCTTTAGAGACTCCACCTCATTCTGCCAATAGTCGATAGCACCGTTATGTATAAGCTCGTTATCAATTCCTAGTACAGGAGTACTTGGTTTACGGAATACAGGCAGCCCAAACCTATCAATAAACCCCTCCATATTCCATTCCATAGGGATAAATAGGCTATATAGACCACTCTTAGTTTGACCATTCTTGTTACGGCTTAAAACGTTTGAGTCCTCATAAAGCTTCTTGAAGTTATCACCCCCCTTAGCTAAAGCATTGGAGGTTGACCCCATCATACACTTTCCTATAATCTTACTCCCTAACCTAAGGCAAGTCTTTGTTACACGCCAATTATTTAGTATGTTGTTTGGCTTAATCCATTTGCCCGATTCGTCGTGAACCAAAAGTAAAAGCTTCTCGCCATCATATGAGTTGTCATCTGTGTTCTTCCAATCTATAGTTGTATCTAATCCATACAGCTCATCATTAGTTGACTCAAACATATTCTTTTTAGTAATCTTAGATGCGGGTATCCTAAAGGCAAGCTCCGTCTTAGGCTTATCCATCCCATCCTGAATAGGTTTAAAGAAGAAGGGTAACCTGTTCGCAATTGGAACAACTTTATCCGTAAACATCTTCTTAGCATCAGACCCTGTCTTAGATAACACCCCAATACGAGCATCCTTAGCTAAGGTTCCTGTGTTAACACACTCAGAAGAGCTCATAAACGAGAATCCTGAACGCCTAATCTTTAGGTAGTCCATCCCAAAGCTTCTATTGTCCGCCTTACAAGCCTCCCAAAATAAGAATAGTATCCTGTTAGCGTCCCTAAAGTCAGGGTAACCAACGTCAATACTTGTCCATTGAAGATACATATAGTGTGCCCCCGTAATATATGTTGGAATACCGTTAGACATAAACCACGTGCCATACTCCCTCTTATCAAACTCTGACTCAATATAATCTACCCATTGGTTCTTAAACTCAGTAGGCATATCGTTCCACTTAAAAATAGACTGAATCTTAGACAATGGCTTAGGCAGCTCATTCCGCTCCCAATACTGTTCAGATTTATTTTTATGTCTTTGAAGACACTCCTTAGGTTCTTTTGGTAGCGCAATGCGAAGACCTTGTATAGATATAACATCTCCGACCTGACCTGACTTTGATACTACAACGAAGTCATACTTATCGTTGTATCCATACTCCCAAGAACTCGCCTTGTTCTTAGTTGTTAATACACTCTTCGGTATAACGTCTACAAGTAGACTGTATAAGTTACTTTGACCTTCTTTCTGCAAATCCTTGTTTTGTGTCTGTTCTGTTAGGTCCCTTCTCTAGTGACTCTATAGCCTCCTTCTCTGAGTCTATTCTGCTCAGAATCTCAAAGGCATCGAATATTGCTAATTTTTTTGTAGCCGCTGCGTTTTTTAGTCTGTCAGCGGATAGCTCGTCATCGGGGTCTTGCTTTATTATATCCTCACGAGACACCTTAATAAGCTGCTCCACCGCTTTATACCCTGCATCTATTATTTTTAATTTTAATTCCTTTGAGTTCATAACACTAATGTTATCTGATGGTCAAATATTCTATAAAGAACCTCTCCATCTACATTAAACTCATACTCGCTCTCAGGCTTAAACGAGACCCTGTCCCCCTCCTTGAGTCCTTGAGTCCTTAGGTATTTGTTTGGATACCTAAGCGTTCCGACTAGTGGCTCGTTTGAGATTGGCTTGTATATATAAGACTCCTCAACCTCAACAGGCTCAACAAAACAATTTTTGTCGTGTGCGTTCCAACCGTCTTGGTTTTTATACATATAGAACTGCTCGTCCTCTACAAAGAATAAGTTATCCTTAAAGAAGCTCCTTCCGCTTACTTGCTTGCCCTTAATGTTATTGTAGTACTTGAATACGTTGTGGTGAACCAATAGGATGTCTCCTGCCTTTATTGGACCATTATAGTCAATAGGGCACTCTATAACCTCAGCCTCTCTGTTTGAGAACTTATGGTCTTCTTGGGATGTGCTGATAATAAAATCAATCCCTCCTATATTTTTAGTGTTGTTATATCTTTTCCCTTTTACAGGTTTAGCTATAAACGAAAATGGCGATTTCATAATTTAATTTATGAGCTAGTGGGAAAAACAACCTAGCATTTAATTTAATTTATTTTTTAACCTTCAAGTAAACACTTTTTTGTATTTGCTTATTTGATGGTAATCCAAACTTCTCAGGCTTCCCACCCATAGATTTATTTGCTGCTGTAAAATATGGCTTTATTTTTTTCATAGCTAAAAGTTTATGTTGTATTCAATTGATATTGGCATATTAGAGTTGAATCTTTTCCATAGCAATACCTCGTCTTCTTTCTGTATGTATATAACAATAGAATCCTCCTCTTGCTTTATAAGATGAATAAGAAAGTTACCGTTCAGTATTTCTTGACCTAATAGGTAGTGCATCGCACTAGACTTGTAGTCAGGACCAATAGATATTTTTCTTATGTCCATTTTAAGGAGTTATAGTTATTATTAGCCCATTCCTTACTTGTATTGTAGCTCCTGCGTTGTCTTCAAAACTACCTGTTGCTAAACCTATATCTCCGTTAACTGAAAAGGATGTGGCTGTTATCTTTAATCTTTCTGCTCCACCTGCTGCTATAGCTACGGTGTTAGACAAAGATATAGTGCCCGGGAAACTACCTATTATAGTGTTGTTACTACCTGTTCGTATAGTATTTCCTGCTGAATCACCAATTCCTATATTATTACTCCCTGTAGTGTTATCACGCAAAGCTTCATTTCCAACGGAGGTGTTATTGCTTCCTGATAGATTATTATATAGAGAAGAGCTTCCAGAAGCCGTGTTATAATCTCCTGAGGTGTTATTAACAAGAGATTGGTCTCCCGAAGATGTGTTATAATTTCCTGTAGTATTATTAAAAAGAGCCTGATGTCCAATGGCGGTATTAAATACGCCACTAGTACTGTCGTACATAGACTCAAATCCCACCGAGGTATTACCTCTACCTGTATTTAGTCTAAGGGCTGAATACCCTACGGCTGTGTTATCTCTACCTAATATGTTTACTGAAAGAGCATTATACCCTACGGCTGTATTATAACTACCATTTTCTCCTGACGAGCCTACAGATGTACCTACATTAAGTTTAAGAGCATTGTTACCAAAAGCTGTGTTATTCTTCCCTAAAGTGTTTGAGAGTAAAGAATCTTTTCCTGTTGCGGTGTTACCTACACCTGTTTCTACTACAGACAAAGCTCCTGTACCTAAACCAACGTTATTTGTTCCAACAGTTGTACCATCTGACAATTCGTTTATTGATTCAGCACCACCTATAGAAGCTATAGTTATTTCTGCAGCACTATCTCTAGTTAAAGTAATGTTAGACCCTGCAGTTAATTGTACTGTAGAGTCATCAGCTGCCGATGTTGAGATTAAGTTTAAATCTACATTTGAGCCATTAGTGGTTGCGTTCAAGTCATACGTCTCGCCACTACCGCTGCCACCTAAAGCTAACACTTCAGATATAGTAAAATTTTTAGTAATCTTACTATTATCTATATCTGTACCTATTAACTTGTCATCAAGACTAGGTGTAGAGTTAACTGGGTACGAACTTATTTTTGCCATTATTTTATTTTTTCTTTATCTACTATGTTGCCAGTTTGTAAATCAATCTGTGAATCAGGTCCATACTTTTCAGATAACTCTTTCTCTATAGAAACATAATCCTCCTTAAGCGTGTCAACTTTCTTTAGGATTGCTACCTTTGATAACTCTGCATCACCAAGTTGCATCTTCAATTGATTGAACTCATTTAATACTGACTGAACCTTAGTCAATTCACTTTCAGTTAATTTTTTACTTTTCATTGTTATAGATTTAATTAGATTAATAATAACAAAGATAATAAATTAAAATCATATTTATACGTTGATATTTTTCCCATTACTTGTTAGTTAATTTTATCCGCTGCAAGACATACACCCATCATCGTCCAAGTCACAAGCAACAATACCTAGCTCCTGCTTGAGTAGTAGGATTCTCTGCTCCATCATTTTTTTAGCCATTGGTGCAGCAACCTGCTTTTCTTTTTCTAAGTGATATATCTCCTCCTTCTTCGTCATAAGTTATTTTTTTGAAATTGTAATGTTCTGTGATATCTTCTCAGCACTTCTACCAACTACATATCCTCCTATGCCTATCTTAAGTAGCTCCCAAAATTCTAACTCTAGCTCGGGAATTATTAACCCAAACACAGGTCCTATAAACTTTACATATATAACTATAAAACCGAAGGCTAACATAATAACAGGTCTCCAACTTCTCTGAAGCCAATTTCCCTTTGCCTCCGTTACTATAATTTCTGTCTGCATCCTCTGCAACTCTAATTGCTTTTCAATTAAAATTTGTTTTATTACAGTCTCCGCTTTTATTTTTTCTTCCTTAGACGTAAACAGCTTATCAAGACCACCCAATAGGTCAGTCACTACGCTGCCACCAAACCAATCAACAATTTTCTTCATAGCTGTGCTCGCTTATTGATTTATATTCTCCCGTCGCATCAAAGCTAGGGCAAGCCTTATCGCTGAACTCATTATGGCTGTATACAACACTATCGCTGTATAGCTGCTTTAGTGTGAATAGCAGGCAGTCTAGGCTCTCCTTTTGGTTGCACGTCCTAGTGTCCTTAGGGGTTTTACCGTCTTGCTCTACTCCGCCTATATAGCATATTCCTATGCTATCGCCGTTATGACCACTAACGTGAGCACCCTGAACAGAGTCTTCCCTGCCCTTACTTATACTACCGTCTAGATGTACTATGTAGTGGTATCCAATGTCGCTCCATCCCCGTCCTTCAACGTGCCAACTTTTTATAGTTTCATACGATATAGGTTGGTCCTCTCTTGTTGCGGAGCAATGGACTATTAGCTTGTTTATCTTTCTCATTTACTTAACCTCTCTAGTATCTTCTCAAGTAAGCTATCAACCTTGTCAAGCCTCTTAAGGATATTGTTTGTTAATGATTCCATCACCGCAATCTTAGTATCCCTTACAGCGTCATTTCTTTCGTTAATATTTAACTTAACCTTAATATCATCAATCTCCTTGCTATTTTGAAGCACCTGATGTTTGATATAAGGTATTAAAGCGATTGCCGCCCCACTACCTATAGTTATCTGCATTATTAGTTCGTTCATCATAATATCTCTTCTTGTGGCGTATTAGCCTCTCTCCACTCGTTGAATAGTTCAGCACTTTCAAAAAAACCTCCCTCTTCATCGTCTATCACAGTCGCGCCCTCGTAACCGAATACCACGCTGTCATCGTTTAGAGTTATATCCCTGCTGTCTGTCCACCGATTATCGGTTGGCGTGTTATCTATGTCATTTAAAAATCCGTATCCCCACATATCTATATTTCCTCCCAGTTTAAATTTTCTTCATTCCAAGTATAGTTACCCTCAGGTATCTCAATAGGAGATTCCCATCTGCAAGTCTCAGTATCTAATAACCAACTGTTAAAAGGTTTAGGTGAAATAAATGCATCTAAGCTTAAATCATATGTATATCCTATGCCTGCGAAATTCTTTCTTATATTGTTGTTGTAGCTTGTTTGAATCCACTCACCACCTAATAAGGCTGAACAATCTGAGTCCGTATAAGTGTTATTAAACACAAGTACCCTTGTGACTACGTTGTTGCTGTCTATCTCTGCGAAGTGTGCCATACTATTGAAATTTATATCTTAC